TAAATTAAAAATGCCATTATTTATCCTTTCGTTTGATAATTTAGTGGTTTATTACTATTAGTAATCTTACGCAATATCTCTGGAATACTTTCCTTAACTAAATGTGATGCCCCACCAATAACATCTACCCACGTGCCATCATCTGGTGCCGTATTGGACTCACTATGCATTGTAATTATATTCCCTGGGTTAATGTAAATGCTTCTATCTGATTGTGTGAGCTTTATCATATTCTTATCCTTTCGTATTAAATAATTGTTACATACACTATTATACCCTAAATGCAGTGAAATGTCAAACATTATTTTTCCATTTCACTGCATTGAGCATCTGCGCTTGCTTGAAACACTTTTGAAATCATCGAATTAAACGAATCTCGTGCTTGTTCAAATATGTCGTCTATTGTTACATCTATCCATTCAATAATTAGTACACCGGCAAAGAAAATTGCCTCTTCTTCCCCGTTTGTCCAATATTCAAAAGAGGGCAAACCATCCTCATAATACTCATCATCAAAAAAGTAATCATTTAACGATGCAACAAGTTCTTTACCACACATTGTAAATATTCCTTAAAAAGCGTAACCAATTACACAAGATAACCAAGTTTTTAACTGTTTATTCTCTGCTAAAAGTAAATCTACTTTTTCGGTGTCGGGTATTTTGTGTATTACCTCAAAACCATCATCATATTCCTTGAATTCTACCTCATTTTGGATGTCTTTTATCTCTTGCGAAAGTGTGCTGTTCATTAAATTTCCTATATATTATGTTAAAAATCTATATGCCGTACGATACAACATATGGTAGCATCTTATCACAGATACTACCATATGCCAATACCTTAAATATCTATTTATATTTATTAGCATACTTCGGTTGCATTGTTGTTTTACATTTGGCTTCAATGCCTTCCCATTTATTGAATACCCTGCGGTCAAGTTCTTCTTTCATTTCAGGGTTTGCATCAATCAAAGCACAAAGAGCATCTAAAGCATAGCTTTCACCAAATGTGTTTTTCCAATCCTCTTGCTGCGTATCATCACCACGCGTAAAGACCCATTCTTCGATGTATGATAAATTGTACCGCCAAGCACCCATTTTATCATCTTTTATTCTATCAAGAAGATTATGCCTTTCTACCCACTCCAGTACATTTTCTTTAGTCTTTTCTTTATCCTTTTCGCTACTATCCCATACAAGGCAATTAGCCCCCGATTTTAACTTACCCTTATCATCACGTAAGTCATAGAGATATTCAAGTGAGGATTGCACATCGTGTATTCCGTAATCAGTATAGAAAACATATGTACACTTGCGTTCGGGGCGGGGTGTTCGTGCTTTCTGTAACGATGCTTCTACACAATAACCAACTACATATTCCTCACCGTCAATGCGTTTCTTTATTTTAGACTTAGTTTTCAAGATAAGTCGTGTGGATATTGCGTATTCTTTCGCTTTACCGCCAGGTATAACCTTTCGGTTTTGGAACGGTAACGCTCCGATATTCTCTCTAAATTGGTCAATGATAATAATTGTAACGTTATTATCCGCCGCTCTTTGTCTATTATCAGGAAACAGGTGTTGTGATAGGAATTTTTGCTTATCCATCTCGTAACTACCTGTATCAAGTGTTTTACCACTCAAATGCTTATTAACACGCTTAGACTGTCTGTCGAGAGATGCTTCTGATGTAAGCTGTGTTAGGGAGTCAAGGACATAAATGCCGTGTGTGTACTTATTCTTTTTCTTCTCAATTTCATCAATAAAAAGCTTTATGTGTGTATCACATTTTTCAATAGTATCACTGCGGTATGTACTCTTATCTCGAATATCTATACCATACATTGTTTTTTGGTCGAAGGTGTTGCCACATTCTGTATCGTCATAGTTAAATAAACAACTATCTGGGTTGCTCCAATAAGCACATGCTATTATTTCTTGTGCTAAAAACGATTTACCAACAGATGGATCGGCCGCTATTGCAACAAAGGAACCTTGTTTGATGCCAAGCCCCTGCCCACCGCCACAAAGTAGGTCAAGCATAAGGCACCCTGTACGGGTAAACTCTTTATTATCCTCAACAGCCTTACCTAAATCAGCTATAAAACTATCAAACGACTCTTTTTCTTGTGAGGAGTTCTTCGGCACGGTTCACATCCTTTCTGTAAATGATATAATACATACCATATCGTATATATTTAATATCGGCTTTAAGTAATTTTGCAAGAATTGTAATAAGCGTTCCCTCATATTCATTAAAGTAAATACGAACATATTCGGGGTGCTTATCCTGTTTTATCGCTAAATATTCATCAAGTTTATCTTTATCGTAGGTAAAAACTCCGTCTTTAGCATAAACAAAACCATAAACAAGGGCTGCACTATACAACCCTTGTTTACTAATGTCTATGCCTTTACTCCAGACGTATCTGCAAGTATCAGCTAAATTCATATTTTACCTTTCACAATTGACTTTATAATCGGCGGGGCACGTCATACAACGGTGGTCAGAGTTCTTCTTCGCTATGTTGTGCGGACACGGTGTTGTTACAGGAATATCATCACTTGGGAGCAATGATTCCTCTGCTACTGGTGGTGTTACGGGGGCAGCAGTTGCCTGTGGTGCGGGTGCAGGTGTCGCTGGTAGTGGTACGGGGGGTGGTGTAGTGGTGGTTGTTTCTACATCATCCTCTGCTGTTTCTACGCCGTTTTCCGCATCCGTTGCCATATCCAAAGACTCGGCCAGTAGAGTATCTACTTCACTATACGCAGGAAGTACAAAGAACTCCGACAAATCAAAACTCTTATCGAGTGTGGCGTCATCAAGTGGTTCCGTACGAGGCATAAACTTGAAGTTAGTGTACTTCTTATCCATTTTCTGCCCCTTAACCACAAATCTAATATCTGAACCATTGTCCGGGTCTGTAAAGTCTGGTACTACTAAATCTTCGGCTGTAAGCATCTTACCCGTAGTTTGTGCGCCTGCCTGCTGTTGGTCATATAAACGCCTTAAATCACGCTCTGTATCACGTACGTATGCGAGTTTGGCATCCTCAAACGCTTGCGTAAACAAATAATTACTCACTTCCCACAAACAAAGCTGCCCCGCTTGCTCACCAATACGAGGTATTACAAGATAGAAATCACGTACACTACCTTTGACAAAAGATAGGTTCTGTGGAATCTTATAATTAGTGTCTGTCGCTCTATTGTGATTGTAAAGCTCCGCCGCTTGCTCACATAAGGGGCAGGCCTTGCCATACATCTTCTTAAGGCAAAGTACAGATGTATTATTCTTGCCCAAATTACCGTGCCGTACAACCCTGTTCTGGTAGGCTACGGAGTTCATCGGGAATACACCGCTTGCCAGCCACATATTGTTCGGACTACTGATGATATAGGGAAGGATAGTTACAATATTCTCATCGAAAGAATCGGCATCCTTACATACAATTTCCTTGTACATAGGTACGTTTAGATTGTTCCAATTCAGATACTCTGCCTTATATTCTCGTTTAATGTTTTCTGCGTTCTTTGCGTACGTCTCACTTTGCTTCTTCGTTACTTTAAATTGTGTTCTGTTAAATCCCATTAGTTTTGCCTTTCATATTTGTTTCTAATTTTTTGTGATACTGTGCCTTCGCTTGTTGCTTCTAAATCTACGGTCATATCAGTGTTAAAATGTTCAGTTTTTCTTAATTCTACTAATTGCTTCAAAGCTGATGCCTTACAATCGATTACTTGTGTGCATACAAAAGTCTCGTTTTTCCTTTTTTCTGCTGTAAAATACTCCTCGTTAGCTTGTATTACCCGTTCATCTTGGGATAACAAAGCGGTTAGTACCTTATCGGTTGGTTTCTTACCTTCTTCTTCGGTTTTTGTTCTTAGTATTTCTAAAAATACCTTATCTTGAATATAATCATACTTTGCCTTACATTCCTGTGCTATACTTTTAGCTTGCTGGTAATTATTGTGATAATACCATATTAGAGATGGTAGGTGTTTAAGCTCTTTTTGTAACTCAAACTCTTTTATCTCTTTGTCTTGTCTTATGTCGCGTTCTTCCATCATTATTCCTTTACTTCATTCATATATCGTGCGCAATCCATTATACATAATGGCCACGCTGTTGTTAAATCATAATACGGTGTACTAAAACAATCTGGTATAATAAGCAACTTATAATCCATTCTACCGTTAATTAAAAGACTTGCCGCATATTTCAGAATGGTCAATCGTAATCCTTCCGCTGATTTGCCACTATCGCGAAGTGCTTTTAGTTCACCGGCTATTATACTCCAATTACTTTCCCCTGTCAAGAGTTTTTTACACACTTCAAAGATTTCTACATCTCTTTCTTCTGCATTCTTAACTACAACATCCGGTTCAGATAACCTTTTAACTGCTGTTTCACTATCTAAGCCTATAATAGAACCAAGAAGCTGTATTGCCTGTCGTGGGATGCCTTCTGCTACTTTAACGATCTCAAATAAAATCTCTGCCGTAACATTTAGTGTTTCTTCTTCGTTAATCTTCTCAAGTAATCCAAACATTTCTTCCATACTAAGTCTATCCACCTGAAAACTGGTGCACCTTGTCATTACTGCTTTGTGCAGTTGTTCATCAGTGCTACCTATCTGCTCTGGGCTTGTTGTACAGAAGATAATGTACGTGTTGTTAAGGGGTTCTTCTATTGGTGTCAAGAACGCCTTCCACGCTTGCGATGTGTACCTGTGTACCTCATCGATGATAAACACTCGTGTACCACGCATATTATATCGTAATGAGCCTGTAAGCTCTCTTACATCGTTTACGCCGTTATTATTGGACGCGTTCTGTATAATAATATTGCCGGGGTCAGTTACACCTAATTCTTTAGCCACAATATGTGCTAAAGTCGTCTTGCCGCACCCGGCGCACCCAGTAAACATATAGACGTCAGGGCGATGCGGGGAGTGTAATGTGTTTGTTAGTCTTTGTTTTAACGTGCTGTTGCCAAAGAAACTGTCTATTCCTGTTGGCCTTACTTTTTTGTATAATTCCATTTTATCCTTTCAAAACTGCTATTGGTTCTAATTTCGTTACTATTTTTACTAAATCAGCTTGTTCGGCCATTACAACATCAATATCTTTATAAGCACTACTTGCTTCATCTAAATCATTTTCACTTCGTATTGCGTGTAAGATATTCTTATCATTCAAAATACGCTGTTCATCGGCAAGATTGAGTGTTTTCCTTGCTTTTGCACGGCTCATTTTCCTACCGGCACCGTGTGAACAGGACATAAAACTATCTGGATTACCAAGACCTTTTACAATGTATGAAGTAGTGCCCTGTGAACCTGGAATAATACCCCATTCATCCACTTTGGCACTGGTAGCCCCCTTCCTGTGTACCCAAACATCTTTTCCAAAGTGTTCTTCCATATTAGCATAATTATGGTGAACATCAATTTCTTGTATTGTTTCAAACTCGGTTCTCGAAATCTCTAATATATTTTTCCATAATGACATCATTAATGCTCTATTTATGCTCGCAAAATAAAGACAAAAATCCATACAAGCCCTATAATCCTGTCCCAATGAGGATTCAGTGTCAAAATAAGCTAAATTATTCTTTTTATCATAACTTGGAAGAAAGGTGTTATTTTCTATACAGGTAGTTAATGCTCGTTCACAAAATAAGTCAGCTACCTTGTAACCGAAGTTTCTACTACCAGAATGTATCATAATCCAAATATTACCACATTCATCTTTTTGTATTTCTTGGAAATGATTACCACCACCAAGAGTGCCTATCTGGTGTACACTTTCATCAGTTATTAGTTTTAACATAGTATCAAAAATATCATTATTATGAATAACATTCCTTAATAATAGTAAATCACTATCCTTATACCATTTCAGTGGCTTATTTCGGTGTTTATATCCTACTGGAATAGCTACTTTAATGAAAGACAAGATTTTTTGTATTGTTTCCGTGTTCATTTCGGTAGCTTTAATATTAGTTTTAATTGCCCGCATACCACAACCAATATCAACACCTACCGCACCCGGTATTATTGCATTATCACATGCTACTACACCCCCAATTGGCATTCCATACCCCTGATGGGTGTCCGGCATAAGTGCTACGTGCTTATATACTATCGGCAATGATGAAAGATTATAAGCTTGGTCAACCGCACCTTTTTCCGGGACGTTACACCAACTTTTTATATCTACCTTGTCGCCTTTTATTTCTATCATTTTATCCTTTCGTGTTTAATATTCTTGTATCCTATATATATTATACAATATTTTGACGGGAGTGTCAAGTACTTTTTTATTTCATTGTGTCCCACGACATATCTATTTCCGTAGATTCTTTCTCAACTACCAATGGTACACATATCCAATCCCATACTTCACGTATTTTCTTTGTGCCATATTCCACCATTAAGTAATCATAATATTCTTCCTCATCCGGTGCTACACTTGCAACAATAGCATCGTGTATTTCACAATTTATCTTAGATTGCATACCTTCTTTACGCATTTGCTTGGCAACTTCTATCATCGTCCATAGCTTCACGTGCGATGCGGGGCCTTGTACGGGTACGTTAATCGCCTGTGTCCATCCCATCGGCCCTTGACAACGAAAACCGGTGATAAGGTCAATATACCCATCTTTAAGGTATTTCTCATACACCTCACGTTTACGTTGTGTATAGACCTTAAATCGTTGTCCCCAGAATACTTTATCATAATCGCCGATATGTTTTTTCATAGCTTCCATCGTAGTTATATTACGGTTTTGCATATGCTCTAAAATATCAGGATAGGATTGTATCGTTTCCCATATATTTTCGCCGCAATTATACCCTGCCGAACCATAGAAAGAAGGGAATACATAACCATTTTTAGCTATCTGCCGTTCATCTTTTGTAAATGTGTTTAAATCCTTGAAGAAAATATCAATAGCTACATCACGGTGCATATCCGTATTTTGATAGTCAATAACATATTTTAATAGCATAGGGTCTTGATACACACAAGCGGCGATGGCAACCTCAAGTGCCTTGTAGTCGTATTCAATTAACTTATGCCCCTTTTCAGGGTAGATAACTGAACGAACAAGTTTCTTGCTTTCGCCATCCCTCTTGGGTATATTCTGGAAATTTGGCGCGCGTGAGGAACTTCTAAACGTCTTTACTGTATCAATACCAAAGTACGGATGAATCTTATTACAGTATAACTCTCGCTGTATCGGTAACAAAAAGGAATTTAGTTGCGTATCCGTTTTAGTAATCGGTTTAACAGCCTCAATAAACGGGTGGCTGAGTTTCTTTAGTGCATCTTTATCCGTGCAATACTGTTTTGTATCTTTGCCGCTATCATCCTTCGTATATATCTTAGGAGTACAGCCCAAAGTTTCATAAATATACTTACCAAAAACGTTACCGCTGGTACTACCATTCCATTGTGGATGCTCTTTCTGCAAAGCTTCCTTCATTTTGGATACTTTTGCGGATAGAGTATTAATTGTTGCATTTAATTTTTCCTCGCTAACACGGAAGCCTTCGCAATGTGCATCACCCAAAGCAGTCGTGCCATTAAGAGCGAACTGCATTGTTGTTTTACCTAATGGTGTCGTAAAGTATGGCTGTACCCGCTGCTTAAAGTAGAGTTGTGCAGTAAAATAACTGTCTAAGCAACAATACTTAATAGTGTCCTCAATTGGAATAGCTTCTATCGTATTTTTAGCGTTACCACTTTTATCCTCGTTGTTTTTCAGGTGCTTATCGACTGCATCATCGTATCCAATAACACCGAAATTAACATACGTCTGAAATTTCAACTGTGATGCTTTATGATTATCCAACATATGGGCACCTAACATTGTATCCCAGTGCCAAGATGTGATATAAGTACTACGACCGGCTTTAACACGTGTCCAAATATGCTCAAACTGTACGTTATGTGCTATCTTTTTAGAAGGATCGATCATCAACATCTCGAAAGTATCTAAGAAATCTTCGGTTTGATAGAAGGGAAAACCATACGTAGTTTCACCGTTCGATATAGCTACACAAACGATGCCGTTCTTTCTGTGTTGTGCCTTCAATGATGTAGTCTCATAGTCAAAAGCTACGTGTTTCCACGTATTCATAGCTTCTTGCATCCATTCAATTGCTTGGCCTTCTTCCAGTGTGATATGGTGCATACTACTATCGAACGCCGTAGGATATTTAGGTACAACCTTGTCTTTATTCTCAACTACCCACGACAGATGAGCTTGCCATTGCTTAAACATTACCCTATAGAAGTCATCCCCTGATGAATATAACTCCGATACACTATAAGTTGGACATACCCATTTATTAAGCTCCTGGTCAGGAATATTTTCACCATAATAATCACGGCGTTTTACACTTGATATACGCCCTTTAATCCTATCGTGTAGTAATGCCTTAACCGCAGTCTTACCAAAAGGTACGATTGCAGTATAATCAAGGTTTTCAAGCTTTAACTTAATACCATTCTGACAATTAATAATCTGTCTATCCAGCTTGGTCAATGGGTGAAAATCTCTAAATGCTTTACGAACATCCTTTTTAGCTACTGCTGTGTCATTCTGCGGAGACCAACAAGAGATTGCATACATAATATAGCAATCTTGATATACATCTACCCCTAATCTACCCAACTGTTCCGATATTTCACTAACACGTGCAGAACAATACGGGTTACCTTCCTTATCCTCTTGTTCAGTAGGACGGTCAAGCAGGAGAACTATCCCCTGCTTGCCGTTACCATACACTTTATCTAATTTATTTGTACAAGTTTTACAATTGGTACAATCCATACACATTGGTTGTGTGATTTGTTCCAATGGTTTGAACATAGTAAACATTAATATCCTACCATAAATATCGTATGCTTCTCATTATTTAATGAAATAGCTTTTGTTTCTCCGTCTATTGGCCGTATGATTGTGCCGATAGATGCGTACTTCATAAACAAAGCATAATCCAGCTTAATGGTGAAATCAAATGCCACATTCTCGTCCCAACCAAACTCGGCCTCAAACGCAGAATCATAGCTTTGCGATGAAAGTTTACCACAATTATCACAAAGTTGTAGGTTCAGCCCTGCACTACCGGCAACTGCGTCTTGTTCCAATGCTTCATAGAATTCATCCGTTATGCGGAAATGAGGTTGTGAATATGTACCACGTGCTGTTTCTATGTTGGAAAGAAGGCTATCCTTAATTTCCTGTCGTAGTTGGGTAGTATTACATACATAGTAAATACCACTTTCTCCCACAAAATACACGCAATTACTAACAGGATAAAATCCAATCTTAACAATTGGTTCTTTTATCTTTATTACACAGTCCATAATTTCCGATGGAATATGGATAATGTTGTCAATCGGCAGCGACATTTCGTAGAATGAAATTGTTTGGAGATTGCAGGAATACAGCCCGTCTTTACACAGGTATAAACCGGCAAGGGAATAATCAGTATTCATTGACAGGTATGTTTGTTTCAAAAGCTTGACAAAACTCTTTTGCATAACTTCCGCTACATCTACGAATGTGGTTTCTTGAATTTCATCAAATATAGCATCGACAAGACTTTGCGTTCTTCGCACCTCATTCTTGAGTGTCATCTTCTTAGCACCGCTGACAAACTCAAGCACATCATCCTCACCTGTTTGTAGTATCTCTAAATCTGATACACTTTTGGGTGTAACAAATTTAGAGAAATTTGGTGCGTTGACCGTAAATTCCGTATCAGAAGGGTTCGGTACTACACACAACATCTTACCGTTGTAGTTGTAGAATAATCTATCGGTCTGAATAAAACAAGAGTATTCAGGGGACATTCCACCCGCTGCTACAAGGGGGGACATCAGTTTAGTTAGTTCTTTTACACGTTTAGTTTCCATTTATTTTTCCTTTTCTGTTAAAATTTATTATACCTATTTCTGTTTTTTCCATATGTATTCCGCACAATCTAACTCTGTTAGTTCTTCAACTTTCCTACACAAGCCCCATTTCCCGTAGAAGGCGCAAGGTTTACACCCTGCTTCTATTTTGGATTTTACGGCTTTGTAATCTTTGCCGTACAATGTTGCTGTCCTTTTTGCCATTTGCGTTATCCTTTCTACTTATTATACCATAAAATCATAAAATATCAAGCTCTTTTTTAACTATATCCCTTATAATTTACTTTATATTTATACTGACTTGATACACAAAACTTACTGATCTCAAAACACGTAGCAACTACAATTTCATCATTATCGCACCTACCATCTCTTTCAAGCGACATAAACACCCTTCGCAAATTATCCTTTTGCTCATCAGGTGTGTAGCTGATACAGAACAGCTTGCCCACGTGTGAGAGCTTGCGGTAGAAACCACCTACACCCTTCTCCGCACCGTACTTACTACCGTCTCCTGCTTGTCTATTACCCTGCGTAGATGTCAACAAGCATAAATCACGCTCTTGTGCAATACCACCCAGTGTACGCCATACATAATCCTCACGGGCAATATCTTCTTTATACATCGTAGTTTGTAACAAATCAGCGTAATCCACGACTACAACATCCGGTGTAAAGTTTTCAAAATTGCGGTAATTATCTAAACACAGCTCTACATCCGCTAACTTCATATTATTTCGTGGCGTCGTGTGCATTCTTAAATTTTTACTTATCGTACCGAATGCTTGAGTTTGTATTGTTTGCACCTGTGGTATAGTTACCTCTTGTAAATGCTTCATATACTCCGCACTACCAACAGCATCTTTAGGTAGCATATCGCGTAATACTTTTTTAGGTGTAATATGCTTGTGTACCACATTAAAGTTATTTTCGGACGCAGTTTTCTCCAAAGACGTGAAAGGAAATGACGTTTGATGTTTATCCAGTGCGATAGGTACACCTAAGATATACTCCCAAATACGCCCGATCATCATATTTTCCGACAATTCACCATTAATATATAAAACCTTCAACCCTTGAGATAGTGCTTCCATAGCTATGTGCAACTTTAAGAAGGACTTGCCGGACTTAGTCGGGCCAAGACAAACCGCCGTCTCACCCTTATTAAACCATCCAAGTGCTTCACCTAACACACCACTTACCATAAAGAGCTTAGACGCATCCGGTTTCATTGCTTCAATAATCTTGTTAGTATCCTTATACAAATCAAAGTTATTGCCCATTCCAGTAGTTATCGGCTTATACTGGCCTACTAAATGTTCTGCGCCCTCAATATTACCGGAAGTAATAGCAAGTTTTATCTGCTCTGAAAGTGTGTTAAGCTTCTGCTCTGTGAGGAACTTTTCGATCTGTTTTACAGTATATTGTGTGTCGTGGTGCTCATATTTATCCCACGACTCATTCATTTTTAACAGAACGAGCTTGATGTGTCCTAACTCATCGGGGTCTCTTATTTCTTTCTTTTTCTCAACAAAGAGTTCGTTTATGTTCTTTTCGGGTGCTTTTTGGTTAGCTTCATAATAACCTAATATCCAGCGACAAAGCCTCTTAGAATACGGAGTTGTGAATAGTTTAGGGTCTAAAACGGATGCTACTTGTTTTAGAATTGGTGTATTAGCTATTAATATTGAAAGATATAAACGTTCCGCCTCTGCTGACTCTTGCGAATCAATCTGAATATTCATCCTCTATATTCTCCTCTATGTTGGCTATTGCATTACTTAGTTGCTTAATTCGTTGTTCCGCCACGCATAATGGACATTCCCCGCCGTAATACTCTACACGACAACCATCAAGTGGTACTGCGTGTTTCTCACATATGTTTTTTATCATTTGTTAATTCCTTAAATACATCATTAATTTCATTACAGGGTTTATAC